AAACCTGCTGCCGTATCTGGCGTGGGCGCTGTCGGTCGACAGGTGGGATGAGAAGTGGCCGGAGGCGACAAAGCGCAGCGTCTGTGCGTCCTCGTTTTTCGTCCATCAGCACAAAGGCACCATCAGCGCATTGCGGCGGGTGGTTGAGCCGCTCGGCTTTCTGATTGAGGTGCGCGAGTGGTGGCAGCTCGACGAGGAGCCAGGCACATTCCGCCTTGTTGTCGGGGTGCTCGACAGCGGCATCACTGACGAAATGTACCAGGAACTTGAGCGCCTGATTGAAGACGCCAAACCGGCAAGCCGTCACCTGACCGGGCTGGCTATCAGCCTGAGTGCAACCGGCGAGCTGTATGTCGGCGCGGGATGCTACGACGGCGACGCGCTGACCGTTTACCCCTACACCCCCGAGGAAATTGTCGTCGGTGGTGAATATTACCCGGCCTCGGCCATCCATTTGATTGATAACCTGAGAGTGAACGCATGACCGCAAAATATTTTGCCATTCTGACCAATCAGGGCGCGGCGCGGCTGGCGAACGCGGCGGCACTCGGTACCAAACTCAACCTGACGCAGATGGCCGTCGGTGATGCGAATGGTACGTTGCCGACTCCTGACCCGGCGCAGACGAAGCTCATTAACCAGAAGCGCATCGCGCCGCTGAACCTGCTGACCGTTGACCCGGCCAATACCAGCCAGATTATCGCGGAACAGATTATTCCCGAGAATGAGGGCGGTTTCTGGATCCGCGAGATTGGTCTTTACGATGATGACGGCATCCTGATTGCCGTGGCGAACTGCCCTGAGACCTACAAGCCGCAACTGCAGGAGGGAAGCGGCCGCACGCAGACCATTCGCATGATTCTGATTGTATCGAGCACGTCGGCAATCACCCTGAAAATTGACCCGTCGGTCGTACTGGCAACGCGTCAGTATGTCGATGATAAGGTTATCGAGGTGAAAGCCTATGCTGATAGTCTGCTGGCCGCACACATCGCCGCCGCTGACCCGCACGAGCAGTACCTCAAAACGGCGGATATCGATAAATATATTCCGGTTGGCTTTCCGCTGCCGTGGCCGCAGGCAACCCCGCCGAGTGGCTGGCTAAAATGCAATGGTGCAGCCTTTGACAAGGCGAAATACCCAAAGCTGGCTGTCGCTTATCCTTCCGGTAACCTGCCTGATATGCGCGGTGAGTTTTTGCGAGGCTGGGATGATGGTCGAGGTGTCGATTCAGGGCGTGCATTACTTGCATGGCAAAAAGGGACATTGGTAGGCGGGAGAGATGATAATGATACCGGGCTGGATATCTCGTATATGAGTAACGGCACCACGGTTGATTATGGCGGTGATAAAATCCTGTCCGCGAGTTACCAAAGTGACAGCCTCTGGTACATGGATTTGGGGACTGTAACCAACGCCCAACGCAGGACGGCAGTCCTTAAAGATGGGTTCTTCAATGTAACTCGTCCGCGAAATATCGCATTCAATTACATCGTGAGGGCTGCATAATGGCGAAAGCAACATTGAATAAAAGCGGTATTGCCACTAAAGCCGGTGATGCCACTGTTTATAACTACGATGGTGAAACGCGCGAGTATCTGTCGACTTCTGTCGAATATCTTGCAGTGGGGGGGGGTATTCCTGCCAATTCCTGCACCGATGAGCCGGTCGATGAAAAGGCGGGGTTTGCCATTTGCCGCACGGTCAGCTTTGACGGGTGGGATTATGTTATCGACCACCGGGGCGAGTCCGTGTATGACACGGAAACCGGCCAGTCTGTCGAGATAACCGGGCTCGGTGATTATCCTGATAATGTGACCACCATCGAACCGCTGACGCCTTATGACCGCTGGAACGGCAGCGAATGGGTTACGGATGCGGATGCGCAGAAAAGCGGTCAGGTTGCGGCAGCAGAACAGAAAAAAGCCTCATTGCTGGCCGAAGCGCAAAGCACAATCAGCCTGTGGCAGACCGAGCTGCAGCTCGGCATCATCAGTGACGATGACAAGGCCAGCCTGATTACGTGGATGAAATACATTCAGGCGCTGAACGCGGTCGACACCTCCACGGCACCGGATATCGAATGGCCGCTTAAGCCAGAATAACGCAGGGCGGGCTGATGCCCGTCTTTTTTATGATTTGTTTATGTGCCATCCGCCACCCATCGCCGACAAATAGCCCCTCACCAGACCAGCCAGGACAATAACACTCGCCCACTAACCACGGAGTTAACCGGATGAGTGATTTACACCACGGCGTGCAGGTGCTTGAAATTAACGACGGCACCCGCGTCATTTCCACTGTAGCAACCGCAATCGTCGGCATGGTCTGCACGGCCAGCGATGCGGATGCCGAAGCATTCCCCCTCAACGAACCGGTACTGATTACCAATGTGCAGAGCGCCATTGCGAAAGCCGGTAAAAAAGGCACGCTGGCCGCATCTCTGCAGGCTATCGCCGACCAGTCAAAACCCGTTACCGTTGTCGTGCGCGTTGCCGAAGGCGTCGACGATGACCCGGATGCAGCTCAGGCGCAGACCATTTCTAACATCATCGGCGGCACGGATGAGAACGGTAAATACACCGGCATCAAGGCGCTATTGACTGCCGAAGCGGTCACCGGCGTTAAGCCGCGCATTCTCGGTGTGCCGGGTCTTGATACGCAGGAGGTCGCAACCGCACTCGCGTCGGTCTGCATCAGCTTGCGCGCGTTTGGTTACGTCAGCGCATGGGGCTGCAAGACCATTTCAGACGCCATCAAATACCGCGATAATTTCAGCCAGCGTGAGCTGATGGTTATCTGGCCTGATTTCCTTGCATGGGATACCACCGCGAACGCCACCGCAACGGCCTACGCCACGGCGCGCGCACTCGGCCTGCGCGCCTATATCGACCAGACTGTCGGCTGGCATAAAACCCTGTCTAACGTCGGCGTGCAGGGTGTCACCGGCATCAGTGCGTCAGTCTTCTGGGATTTGCAGGCATCTGGCACCGATGCTGACCTGCTCAACGAGGCCGGGGTAACAACGCTGGTGCGCAAGGATGGTTTCCGCTTCTGGGGTACCCGCACCTGCTCTGATGACCCGCTTTTCCTGTTTGAGAACTACACCCGCACCGCGCAGGTGCTGGCCGACACAATGGCCGAGGCGCACATGTGGGCGGTCGATAAGCCCATCACCGCATCGCTCATCCGTGACATTGTCGATGGCATCAACGCAAAATTCCGCGAGCTGAAATCAAATGGCTACATCGTGGACGGTGAATGCTGGTTCGACGAGGAATCGAACGATAAGGAAACCCTCAAGGCCGGGAAACTGTATATCGACTACGACTATACGCCGGTTCCACCACTGGAAAGCCTGACCCTGCGCCAGCGTATCACCGATAAATATCTGGTGAATCTTGCCGAATCGGTCAACAGCTAAGGAGCCTGAAACGACATGGCACTACCCCGCAAACTCAAATATCTGAACATGTTCAACGACGGCCTGAGCTACATGGGCGTTGTTGAATCCGTGACGCTGCCGAAGCTGACCCGCAAGCTCGAAAACTATCGCGGCGGCGGTATGAATGGCGCGGCTCCGATTGACCTCGGCCTCGATGACGATGCGCTCACCGTCGAGTGGTCTGTCGGTGGCCTGCCTGATGTGGCGCTCTTTGCGCAGTATGCCGCGCCGGGTGCCGATGCTGTGCCGCTGCGTTTTGCAGGATCATACCAGCGTGACGACACCGGCGAAATCGTGGCCGTTGAGGTGGTCATGCGTGGCCGTCATAAAGAAATCGACGGCGGCGAGAATAAGCAGGGTGAAAACACCTCGACCAAACTGTCGACCGTTTGCACCTATTACCGCCTCACGATTGATGGTAGCGACGTCATCGAAATCGACACCGTCAATATGGTCGAGAAGGTGAGCGGCGTCGACCGTCTGGAACAGCACCGCCGCGCAATCGGGCTGTAATTCCCTGACCGGTCAGCACTGCTGGCCGGTTATTAATCCCATTCAGAGCAGAGAAAAACATCATGGCAAAAGCACCACGTAAAACCCCTGAATTTGTTGATACGGCTGGGAAAAAAAATGACAACCCAAAAACGAAAC